AGGACCAACTTCGCCTTTTTGACCTTTCGGACCTTGAGCGCCTTGCGGTCCAGTAGGTCCAGTGGGACCAGTGGGACCGGTAGGACCAACTTCGCCTTTTTGACCTTTCGGACCTTGAGCGCCTTGCGGTCCAGTAGGTCCAGTGGGACCAGTGGGTCCAGTAGCACCTTGGGCTCCAGTACTACCCTTGTCTCCCGAGTCCCCTTGACCACCTTGAGGCCCAGTGGCTCCAGTGTTTCCTTTCGGACCTTGAGAACCAGTAGGACCTTGAGCTCCAGTAACACCCTTTTGTCCCTTAGAACCCTGAGCGCCAGTAGCACCCTGTGGTCCAACAGGTCCAGTTGGGCCAACATCACCCTTAGGCCCTTGGGCTCCAGTGGGTCCGGTAGGACCAGTAGGTCCGGTTGCTCCGGTGTCACCCTTGGTTCCTTGAGGTCCTTCACCTCCCTGCGGACCGGTAGGTCCAGTAGCTCCGGTGTTACCCTTTGGTCCTTGTGGACCAGTGGGTCCGGTGGGTCCTTGAGGACCTAAATCACCTTTGGGCCCTTGAGTGCCCTGGGGTCCAGTGGGGCCGGTTGGGCCTTGAGGCCCAAGGTCTCCCTTAGGGCCCTGGTCTCCCTTAGGACCTTGAGGTCCGGTTGGTCCCGTAGGACCAATGTCTCCTTTGGTTCCTTGCGTGCCTTCACCGCCTTGAGGACCAGTTGGACCAGTGGGGCCAACGTCACCTTTGGGTCCTTGTCCGCCAGTTGGTCCCTGCGCACCTTTAATGCCTTGGTCGCCTTTTGGGCCTTGAGCTCCAGTCGGTCCAGTTGCTCCAGTATCACCCTTAGTTCCCTGTGGACCTTCGCCACCTTGAGGACCTATGTCTCCTTTAGGGCCCTGGTCTCCCTTAGGACCTTGAGGTCCGGTGGGGCCCTGAGGTCCCAAATCACCTTTAGGTCCTTGGTCACCTTTTGTGCCCTTAGGACCAGTTGCTCCAGTATCACCTTTAGTTCCCTGAGGACCTTCGCCACCTTGTGGACCTATGTCTCCTTTAGGTCCTTGGTCTCCCTTGGGTCCTTGACTTCCGGTGGGGCCTTGAGGACCAAGGTCTCCCTTGGGCCCTTGGTCTCCCTTTGGGCCGGTTGGTCCAGTTGCTCCAGTATCACCCTTAATTCCTTGGGGGCCTTCACCGCCTTGTGGACCAACATCGCCTTTAGGTCCTTGGTCTCCTTTTGGTCCTTGACCTCCAGTGGGGCCTTGAGCTCCTTTTGTTCCTTGGTCTCCTTTGGGTCCTTGAGCACCTTGGTCCCCCTTGGTTCCTTGGTCACCTTGGTCCCCCTTGGTTCCTTGGGGACCCTCTCCACCTTGTTCACCAGTATTGCCTTTGGGACCCTGGTCTCCCTTGGGACCTTCAGCACCTTGGTCGCCCTTAGTTCCTTGAGGACCTTCGCCACCTTGTTCGCCAGTATTGCCTTTGGGGCCCTGGTCTCCTTTTGGTCCCTGGTCGCCTTTGGTTCCCTGAGGGCCCTCTCCACCTTGTTCGCCAGTATTGCCTTTGGGGCCTTGAGCTCCCTTGGTTCCTTGGTCACCTTGGTCCCCCTTGGTTCCTTGAGGACCCTCTCCACCTTGTTCACCAGTATTGCCTTTGGGACCTTGGTCTCCTTTTGGTCCTTGGTCGCCTTTGGTTCCCTGAGGACCTTCGCCACCTTGAGGGCCTAGGTCTCCTTTAGGACCCTGGTCTCCCTTGGGACCTTCGTCGCCCTTAGTTCCCTGCGGTCCCTCTCCGCCTTGTGGACCCAGGTCGCCCTTGGGACCTTGAGCTCCCTTGGGACCTTCAGCACCTTGGTCCCCTTTAGTTCCCTGAGGACCTTCTCCGCCTTGAGCACCTACGTCACCCTTGGGGCCCTGGTCGCCCTTTGGGCCCTGGTCACCTTTTGGTCCTCCTGAGCCGTCGCTGCCTTTATCTCCTTTGTCACCAGCTCCCTTTTCTCCTTTGGAGCCATTGGTGCCGGCTTCACCTTTGGGACCGGCATCACCCTTAGGGCCAGAAGCACCCTTCTCGCCCTTTTGGCCTTGGCCTTCAGTACCTTTTCCTCCGGCCGCTCCCTTGGCGCCCTTGTCGCCTTCGGGACCTTGGTTGCCAACAGAGCCCTTTGAGCCCTTGTCTCCTTTTGCAGAAGCACCTCCAGAAGCCCCTTTAGCTCCCTTGGTTCCTTTTGAACCAGGGAGCTGCTGAACTCCATTGTTGGTAATCTCTACAGTGAGAGGTCCAGGTAGTGTGATTTCAACTTCTCCAGCCATGTTAGTTTGCAGTAATATCTTGAGTAACAGAGAACTGACCAAACAAGTAGGTCGTTACAACGTCGGGGTTAGGGGTTGGGTTGGTAGCTTGAATCTCATAAACGTACGTTCCTGGGTTTACCAGCATATTCGTAGCGCTAATGGTAACGGTCAATACTCCTAGAGCTGTTCCCGTTACCGTAATGTTTGCACTGGCAATAACCAACGGGCCATTGTCGTATTCGCGCACTTCCATTTTCCAAGTGAAGACGGTTAAGTCAACAGCTGTCCCGTTTGCATCCTGAATGGTTGCGGTTAAAACGAATGTATCCCCCCGCCAACAAACGATGTCAACGCGAGTTGCAATACTTACTACTGCGGTAGGGGCGACGTTACAACACGACATATCGCAAAGTTACTGGTTAGTTAGTGCATCCATTAGACCTGAACTGAAGGTGGGAACCTCTTCGCCCTTGCGCTGCGAAATCAATTTAGACTGGGCTTCGGCCTGCTTATTGATTCGAGCGTCCTTTCTGTTTTCCTTCATGGCATCAGTCACTTCTTGTGTCTGACCACGAACAGCTTGAGACTCAATTATACCCTGATTTTTTAGCTGCTGAAGCTCCATCTCATACGAGTATTGCAGTTCCATCAGCTGGGCTTTTGATTGCGTCTCTAATTGTATTTTTTGGGTCTCCAATTGTGCGTTCAATTGGTCGGCCTGCATCTTAGCTTGGGCAGCAACTTGAGCAGCTTGAGCGTTGGCTTCAGCTTGAAATTGGGCCTGCTGCTGTGCCTCATCCATGCGCTGCTTCATGCGCTTCTTGCGTCGTACCACGAGCAAGCGCTCTGCTTGCTCTGGGTCTCTTAGCTGTCGGATGGCAATGGCGTCTTCAAGGTCAATCTCTTTTTGAGAAAGGGCCATGTTGATGTTCTGCTCCAGGTAGATTTTAGAGCGGTCATCCATCTCTCCCATCACTACAACTCCAAAGTTGTACATGGATAGGTTATTGAACGACGATAGAATGGCCATGTTGGTCTCACCGATTGCATTAGTGTAGACCTTGTAAATGATGCTTTTAGGCGGTATAACTTGAAGACATCGTACAATGTCCTCACAGACTTTTTTGTAGAGCACCTGAGAAGCGTGGGTGATGTCGTAGGTGGCATTGTTTGATGCAGCAATGGCCTGCTCGCGTACGCCTACAAGGGCGTCCGCTTTCGGGGTGCTAGCGTCCACCACTTCGTTGATTCCCGTTGCATCACGAATCATGCGTAGGTAGTGGTTGTACAAAGCAACCAACTCTTGGATATTTCGGATGGCGTTGCTAATCTCACGAATCGGCGGGTTTTGGAACCCGCCTTCTGGATTCTTAGAACGGTAGTAGAATACACCCGTCTGCTCGTAGATGTCCTGAATCTCCAGCGGCTGCAGTTCACCACCACGACCAAGCTGTACGTTCTCTAGACCTTCGATGTCGATGATGAGTCCATCAGGCTTGGCCTTAGCAATGGACTGCTGAATCTTCAGGTGCGTGATTTGCAGCATGTCGCCGAATCCAATCACGCTTGACACCATTGACTTCGGAATCATACCACGAAGGTTCGTGGCTACGCAAGAGTATGAAAGGCGAGCGCGAGCGATGTCATGTACGTTCTTGGGGATGTTCTTCTGAACTCCGTAGTTGAACATCAGCTCAGTACCAATTACGTACACGCCACCATAGACGGTAGCGTTCTTCATGTACACGGCCTCGCGGTCAAATACTGACTGCTGCGGGGCATTGTAGCTGTGGCCTTTGTAGTAGAAACCGATGTTTCCGAACTGCGACTCCTTCTTCTCAAACACGATGTCGTCAACCGACATAAATTCAAAGTCCATGATTTGGACCTTGTATTCGTCGTATCCGTAGCGGTAGCGATTGCTGATGGTCTCGTAGTTGTATCCCTGGGTAGTATAGCGCAGCGGGTCGTTTCCATAGCGGTTCATTACCGTCTGCGCAATCTGTTGGTACTGCTCTTCGGTGAACTGGTTTCCAGCGAGGCGCTTGAGCTCCATGATGGTGACCGTACGGAAGTGACCAGCGTAGGTCAGGTCCGCCATGTTGGGGTCGTCCGTATAGTTGTGGATAAAGTAAGCCGGGTCTACGTATTGCTCACGAATTCCGTAGTTGGGGTCGTTCGTGCGCTTAGTAATGGCAATGCCACACGTCACCAAATCCTCAACGCAGCGACGGAAGATGCCATCGTCAAAGTCATTCCACGTCAGAGTCATCTCCGTGGCAATCTGAGCAGCAATTTCTGCGTCAGTCTTTATGTTGGTGTCCAAGAAGATTTCAGTCTCTTCGGGGGTGTCGGGAAGCGAATCCGGGTTAACACGCACGTTTAGGCCAAGCTCCATAGCTTCGCGAAGCATATCCTTATTTTCGATGTGAAGAATAGTGGCATTCTTCTTCTTGTCTTTCTCGCTGCGCGACAATGGGTCAATAGCCTGCACCTGTGGGTATGGCTTACGAGAAAGAATCTTGTTTACTACGATGCGAACAAACTTCGGGATGATGGGGACCGGAGTATAGTCCAATGTCAGCATGGTGCCGTCCCCGTTGTTTGCGTCCAGCGAACTTAAAATTTGTCGGTAGATAGACGTGTCCTGAGTTCCTTGAGCGTAGTCTCGGTTGTTCTGCATTTCGTTGAACCGCCGACCGTAGAGTGAGTTGTTGTAGTCAACCCCAATCCACTGAGCATACATGGCCTTAGCGTACTGAAGGCCATAGGATTGCGACATCTTTTCTTCCGTACTCGCTAGTGGGTCCGGGAACGTAGATTGACCTTTTGCTGTATAATCTCTTTGCATAATCCACTATGGGCTAATATGCAAATATACTTATTTGATTCAGCGCAAGATGACCCGACCGGGGCGAAAGAACTTCTTTACATCAAAGTTGGTCTTCTCCTTTTTGACGGTTGCTCCTTGCGCTGCTAAAAGCGCAAGACCGCTGGAGATGGAAAGGTCAAATGCGGTACGGTCATCCACCTTGAAGTTAATCCAATCTTCAAGGGTCCGGTCAAAGTACATCTTGCCAAATTCCATAGTCTCTTCATTCACTCCTACGTGAGAATGGATGAATGCTTCAATGGCCTGAGCGTGGGCCTGAATGATGTCCTGTGAGTTTGATGGAATACCCTTTGTCTTACTACCTCCGCCGTATCCAGAACCAAGATGTTCGGGCCTGTTCATCAAGTAGTTATCGTACCCGCGCTGCTCAAAATAGCGCGCGATTCCGTACTTGTTGTTTTCAATCAAAATGGAGTATCCGTAGAACTTGGCTGCCATAAGGACATCCTCGTAGAATATCTTGGCCAATGGAGGGCGAGATGCGTACTCCGCCACAAACATATTTGCCGGATACTGCAGATTGAACTTGTTGTACAGATGGCACGCGCCTTTAGAGCCGCGGCCATCTACAGTAGCGTCGATGTCGTAGGAGTCAACTCCGCCTACGCCCAGCCATTCGTTCTGTGGACCCTGCTTGTTTCTGAGCTCAAATGGGGGCATCCAAGCCACTCTCCAGCGTCCATTTGGGTCTGGCTTGAAGTAGACCTCGGTGTCTTGCTTTCCGTCCTTCCAGACGAAGTTTCCAACAAGTATTGGGTTTGGGTATAGGTCCTGGTTGTACTGAATCTGTTCGTAAATTTTCTGGACGTTGAATACCGAGGCTTTCGCGCTGTCCCGGAAGGCCTCTGCCTCGCTGAACGGAAACTGACGGATTACTTCGTTGAGTTCGTAGCTGTCGTTTACCAGGGCCTTTCTCTCGTTCTTCAGGAAGGTCTTCGCTCCGATGTTGACCATGTTTCCGTCGATGCCAAGAGTCGGCACTTCTGGGTCATCTACTATCGGATGACCATAGGCGTCAAAGAACCCCTCCAGTGATTCGTAGGCAGGCATGAACAGCCTGTACAGGCCGCTCTTGGTTCTTCCGTTTTCGTTTCGTTCGTTTGGGTTGCTGCTGTGCACAAGGTCACGGAACTGTCGTCCGCCTTTGTCAAGCGGGTTTACCGTGCTGCCCACGATGGCTTTTCCTACGATGTTTCTACCAACCAGCAGACAGGTGCGATGAATTCGCCAAGACTCACGAATGTCGCTTGGTTTCTCCCATTTGCCAGCTTCATCCATGTAGAGTATATGAAGTTTCTCACCGTCATAAGCGTTGTTTGTAGTGTTCTTCCAGTTGATTACAGTATTAAGCGCATCCCCGCGCGTTGCAGTCTTGACCTTCTTGGTTATTCGCTTTGATGGCTCACGAAAGGCAAGCTCCATGCGCGGGTTGGTAGTGCCGTCTTGAATTGGCTTGAAGAAGAACGGCAGCGACTTATAGATGGGCATGACCTTCTTCATGAAGATGTTTTCCTGCGCGTCACCACCCGTCTTGGACATAATACCCAACAGCTTATCCTTCACTTGCGAGCCCTCGTTGACAAGCACTGATGAAGTCATCTGAGTATATCCTGAGCGACGACACTTAACGTACACCTGACCAAGACACCTGTCGTCTACCCAGCAGGCCTCCATGTGGATGAATAGGATTCTCTGGAAGTCAAGGAAATCTGGGTATCCAATGTCAATCTTGGCCCATTGGAGAAAGAAGTAGTGGTTTCCGGTTATGTATGTTGGAACACCGTTGTTGTAGAACCAAACTCCCTTTCTCCTGCGCTCAAACTCCTGCGATATGTACGCTGAATGGCGCTTTCTAAAGTCGTCTGGCATGGACATCCACTCGTCCATGGTTCGGAGCCGTCTAAGGTCCTCAGGGAGCTCCATACGCGTCCAGCGCTGCTCTTCCTTGGGTAGGTCGTGGAACAGTATCTTCTTCTTCTCTAGCTGCTTGGGAAGCTGGATTGGCAAATCGCCAATCACCTCGACTTCACCGAGGGTACCGTCGTGGCAAATGCTTACAACCTTTCCGGTGTAGTCCTTATGTTCAACAACTCCAGCCATTACTTTTCTTCCTCCTCTTTTGGAGAGGTGTCATCCCAATATATGAAAACCCAATTGTCACCGAGCGTATTGCTCTGCGAGCCCTCCTGAGTAGTCTTTCTCTTCTGATATTTCTCCATTTTCGTGAAGTTGTTTTACGAGCATCTGTAGCTTCTCTCGTTCTACAATCAGCTCCTTTGCGTCAATAGCGGTTTGCTTGATGGCCTGGAGCTCTGCCTTTCTCTGCGAGCCGGACAGCTCCTGGTCTACCGGCTTCTGAATCTCCTGAATCATGTTCTCTATGGCTATCTCCATAGCGGCCATGAGGCGATTAGCCGTTGCTACGTTGTCGAAACTACTCTTGGACTTGCGCATAGATGTGGGTCAATAGAACGCGGTACAGGCGCTCTCCGTTAATCTCCATTTCGTAGTCAGCGTTCTTCTGGATGAACACCTTGTCACCCGGATTCAGCCCAAGCTCATCAAGCTTGGCTGAACCGTAACGAATGTATCCGTACTGGTTGTAGCTCTTCTTGCTCCGCACCAGCTCGAGGACGTCGCTTTTGAGCTCGTCCTCTTGCTCTGCTGGGGTCAGGAATATCCAATCGCCAAGAAGTCGCACCTCTCCAGTCTCCTTATTCTTGTGGGCATAGGCCTGACAGCTGAATGGGTCGTACCCACCGTCCCAGGTCACGTAGTACAGGCTCTCGTTCCCGTAGATGAACTGACCCCTTCGGTCTGATGCGTTCAGCTGTTTGTTGCCGTAGACCATGTGATTTCCGCCAAGCACTACATGGTGATGGAAGTACAGCGTGTCGCCAACAGAAACTCCAGTGTCGTAGCGCTCAGGTACACCAATCACTTCTCCCTCGAAGGCACGGTGAGCGAACTCGTTGAACCTGGTATCCAGGTACATCTCCTGACCGGCCACCTCAATAGTGTCGTTTACGGCCTTATCTACTTTGACAATGAAGTATCGTATCGGTTTCATTAGAAGTCGCAATCGTGTTCAATTAAACAAGGCATCTCGTCAATGGTCTTCCAGAGCATAATGCCCTTATCTTGGTTGAAGACATAGACAAGATATCGGCGAATCCCGTGCACAGACAGGGCTCGTTCGTCTTGAATGATTGAGTCGACTACAGAGTCTCCTGTTTTTTGGCCCACGAAATAGGCCATGGCGTCTTTGGGGTTTTGCCCCACAATGATTTTTCTAATAAGTTCCATTTCAATTTCATTATTTCTTTAACCAGTATTCAATTGAGTCGGTTGGTTCATCGTCGTCATCCTCTTCTTCTTGCTGCGCTTCAAAACTATGAGATAACACTTTGAACATCATGTTGAGTTCGTCGTTGTCGTCTACGCTGTATCCAGCTAAAAACTCATAGCTTTCAGGGTGGTCGTCATCCTTTGTTCCTTCATCGCAGGCAAGACCAAAGCAGTATGTGGTCATAAAGTCACTTGCCGCATCATTTTCCTTGATAATGTCGGCAATCTCCTCCATCTTCTCCCTTATGAGAATGAAGACCTCAATTCGCTTTTCTCTGGTCACGTTACGAGGGCAATGATATTTGGCCCAAGTTAGTGACAGAAACGCTTGTGTTCTTCGTTAACGTAACCGCAGATGTTGAACTACACCTAAGTGCTACATCGTATGGGACACTGGAGTCTGCGTAGTAGTAGTATATGAGGTTCACTGTATGTTTTCCCGCCTTTGTGCTTTCCAGGTCTTCAATGAGCACCACACTGCTCGCTCCGTCGTTGATGTACAGTTGAGTGGTGATGTCTGGCGTACCTGCAGCAATTGAGTACTCAACGCATGCTTCTATCAGGTACATAGACTCAGCGCTAAGGCGAATGTTGTCGCGAACTCCGGTTGCGCTAACAAGAGATATGGTGTCGGCAGCGCCACCAAACGCAATAGACGAAGTTGCTGGGTCAACGGCACCGGTGGCTGCCGCGCTGAACAGCTCAGCAAACGAAATCATGACCGCAGCCGTTCCTATCGAAGTAGTAGCCTGTGGTTTAGCCATAAACAGATTGGGTACCACCGTGGCTCCCGCGTTCACCACGTACTCAGAAAGGTCTACCAACGTGATGTACTTGTATGCGCTGGCCGATTCGTCCCAGATTAGGAACTTATCCGCGTTTACGGCCGTGGCTTCGGTGAGCTGCGAGAGAGAACTAGCCGGAAGCACTCCAATGGTGCTTCCTGTTGCGCTCAACGGCGAGTTAGCTGTCACCGAGGTCGTGCCAATCGGGTTGGTGCTGAGGTTGCGCTTGACAAACACACCCGTTGAGCTCAACATAAGAGCCTGTACGTCAGTAGTAGACGAGGCCACCGTGCCGGTGCACTTGAAATCACCCGTTGACTCTACCGTGTCTGTGGAGAGTTTCAGTGCAGTTGCATTGCCTTCACCGTCCTGGACCACCTGCTCTGACGCAGACACCGTAGAGGTGGCCAGCTTCAGGAGCAGGCCAAAGGTGTCTTTAATTTTCGTTCCGCTAAGACTTCCCATATTAGTACTTTTGAAACAAAGATACTGATATGCCGAAAAGTAGGGTTAGCCGAAAGAAGCTATTCAGGGAATTCTCTAAAATTGACCCCAAGTTCATCCAGAGAAACGACCTGAAGTACATTACGTTCCTATACCGGGACATGAAAGAGAACTTCGGGCTTGGGGCTGCTGAGGTAGAGATACTCTTCTTCGCCTACGACCTTGAATTTTGGACCATTGACTACCTCGCAGATGGCATGATGCGCAGTGCCACGCAGCTCAAGAAGAAGAACATCTACAAGATGCTGCGCGAGGACCTCATCTACCCGCACTTCGACCGCCTAACGCCTCTAAACAAAGAGCTTTCCGGCCAGTTCTTTCGCGAGGAGACCAAGTTCAACTACCGCATACGCTATGCCCTGACGCAGAAAGCGCGCCTTTTGGTGGCGCGCATGTACAGGAAGCTGTATGGAGACGAACCGTTTAGGATTTCTTCGCCTTCGCAAGAGCAAGAGTAGCCATCCGCTCTTTGCTATCCCCTGGTTTGTCGTGAGTTACCACGCGGAATGGCGCCTCAAGGCTTGCGTTGGGGTGTTTGACGAACTTACCTGAGTGCTTCATCAGGTAGAACCGTCCCTTTCCATCGTTCATCCAGTGATAGCCCTCTGGGGCCTTCACCATAATGTTCTTATTTAGCTTCTTCAGTTCCATATTAGCTCCCGCAGGCCTCGCAGTCTTCTGGGTTGTCGATGTTGCAGGTGGGCTGCTTGGCTTCTTCTAGCTGTTCGAGCCAGTCTTCAAATTCTCCTCCGGTCATTTCTGTAGTTTGTTTAGGACGTCAAAGTTACTCTTTCCTTGGCTTGCCCGGTCCTTACTGACCTTCTTCTTGCCAACGACAGCTGCCGCTCGTTTCTTGCTGCTCTTTGCCATTACTTTTTAGAGCTTCGCTCTTCTTTTTTGAATTGACGGTAGTTTTTCATGGCGTTCTTGCGGTCTTGACCTTCCTTCCAGCTCCCAAACGAAAAGCGTTCTGCAATGCGTTTGTTTTTGAACTCAAAGGTCTCTCCGCGCTTTGCTGCCTCGTCGATGCTCTGCTCTACGTAGTTGCCTTGTTTGTCTATTGGACGAATGGTTGGAGCGACAGTATATCCCTTACCCTTGAACTTTTCTGAGCCTTCCCACATGCCCATCAAGTGAGTCTCGTTGTTTTTCGTTGGGGCATATCCTTCACGAATGGAGCGTGCGCGCTTCTTCTCTTTAGCTAAACGGCCAATGGGAAGAACGCCACCATTTTCCATCTTCTTGGCCCGGTTGCGTGCGGCAGGAATCATGCGTCGTTCGTCGTGGTCGTAGTCCTTCCCATCGCCGTTACCGTAGGTGCCAGCGTCGCGGTTCTTCTTGTTCAGCTCTGCGCGATACTTCTTGCGCTCCTTGGTGGCGTGGTACTTGGTGTCGTACTCCGCCTTCTTAGCGCGTGCCTCGGCATTGCCAGCGTAGTACTTGCTCGTCTTCATTGGTTTATTCAAATAAAGGTAAGCAATTTTTTGCTACTGCCGCAACCACATCCACAGTTACTGCGTTGCCGCATTGTTTGTAGCGTTGGGTGTTGCTCATTGGCTTTACCTCGCCATCGTAGTTGCCGTAGGCGGTATGGTCATCTGGGAATCCCTGTAAGCGTTCGCATTCAATAGGAGTGAGCCTACGGATGCGGTAGCCATCGAATAGCCTCAAGCTATTGTGGTGCGGTTCGGTGAGCGTTGGTGATACATCTCTTGCTTCCCGATTGTACAAGTCAAGTGCCTTTGGTTCTCCTTCGATTAGGATGTTGCTCTCAATGGTTTCATTTAGTGACTTGCTGCTATAATTAGGCTGAACAACCATATTGTCTTTTTGGACTGCCGTAAGCGTGTTGGAATTGCCTGATGGATTTATTTCAAGTTTTTGACTGATTGTTCCGTCTTCGTTATATCTGCCACGCATAGCTACAATTAAATCACTCTTGCCTTGATTAAGTGCGGGAACTATACCTTCAGAATCATATACTCGGTCTTGTTGATATGGTTGAGTCCCACCATTAGAATCACGTCTTGTTCCAATTTGTTTTATTTCGGCTGAAGCAGTTGTGCTGCAATCTTCTCCGACAGGAAATACTCCTCGCCAACTTCGCTCTGAAGAATATCCGACAAGGTATATCCGCTCTCTATTTTGGGGTAGAAACCAACTTGTATTAAGCAGTTGCCATTCAAGTCGATAGCCCCCAATGTTGGTAAACGCTTGGAGGATTGCCGCAAAGTCTTCGCCATTGTTGCTGCTGAATGTTCCTTTAACATTTTCCCAGACAAATACACTTGGTCGGCATTCCCCAATGAGGCGAATTGCTTCAAGGACAAGGCTGCTTCGGTCTCCTTCCATTCCTTTACGTTTTCCAGCAAGGCTGAAATCTTGGCAAGGGCTTCCAAAAGTGATAAGGTCGATGTTGGGAAGGTCTGCTCCTCGAACATCAGTAACTGAACCGACATAGATTGAATTAGGGAATTGGTGTTTGTATACTGCGATGGCGTGTTTGTCTACTTCAGAGAAGTACGATGTCACTTCGTATCCTGCTCTCTCAAAGCCCAAGTGGAATCCGCCTATACCACTAAACAGGTCAAGTTGGTTGATTTTCATTTGTTGAATGTTGCTTTGTACCATTCTTCAAAAGTCTGCTTATCACGTTGCCCTGATTCGTAAGCAAAGCGTGGGCTTTTGCTCGGTACTTTTTCATAATCTTCCTAAAGGAAAGGGTTCGACAAAGGACAAATTTAGATATTTTTTCGCCTTGGGACTTGACTGACGTTTTTTTTTTTTGTAGTATTGCCTCTCAATTCAAAACCAACCGAAATGAAAATTATCATCTTATCTATCGCCACCCTGCTTTCTTTTGGAAGCTTTGCTCAGGTCAAATCATTGGACGGCATTGAGCTAACACAGTCTGAACAAAGCATGTACGACTTCACCGTCAAGGGTGACTACGAAGCCTATAAGCTTGCTATGGACCTTGCCGTGGAGTGCGACAGCTACACCACCATTCCTGAAGACATCTTAGGCACTGATGCGCTGTGTGGATACTTCTTTCACTTCAAGGGGCACGATGTGTTGTACATCCTCGTGCCAGGCGGCGTGGTCAAGGGCTCTCTGATTAGGAAGGAAGAGCACTAAAAAAAGAAAGGGGGCTTCGGCCCCCTTTTTTATTTGCCCACGCGGGTTCGGTACATTTCCTCCTGTTCTGGAGTAAGGCGCTTCCCGGTGTCCTTAAATTTAAGGCCTACCTGACGCACTCCCTCTTTGGTGAGCTGTTCACGTACGCGGTCTTGAGCCATTTTGCGGTCTTTGTCGCTAATTGCGTAACCTTTAGGCTTGCCCTTGGTGAGGCCAGCTACCTCTATGGCCATGAGCTCATCGCGGCGCTTGATATAGTCCTTGGTTCCGTAGGTCTGGGTCTTGATGCCTCCTCCTTTGGGAGCCGTTACCGTTGCTCCAGCCAGGGTAACTTTTTTGCCACCGCCGTTGGTTCCTCCGTTGGTTCCTCCGTTAGCGTATGATTTGGTGCGATACTTTTTCATGTTGTAAAGATATTACTTGTTCTTGTAAAGATATTACTTGTTCTTTGGGCTAACGCCTGTGAAGTACATCATTGCCTGACGGAGCGCATCCATCTGCTTCTTGGTAGACGGGCTCATGTCAACGGCGTTAGAGATGTAGCTGTTCTTGTCCTTGGTGGGGTTAAGGGGGTTCGGTGCTGCAGGCTTCTTGAGCTTACCGCCTTTGGCGTACATCATGTCCAGATTACCTCCGTTCTTAAACTTAGCCACTCTAGATGCACCAGACTTAAGCTTATTTATCGTTTTGATAACGTCTTCACGTTTTACTGGGGTAGATGACATTCTTAATCCCGGCTTGCTCGTATCCAATTTGAAGTTCTGACGTCCTGCTCCATATCCTGTTGTGTCAATAGACTGAAGCTCAACGGCAGACTTATAAAGTGGATATGTTCTTCCAACTCTACCCGTTTTTGATTCAAAGTACGTACCGGTTGGTTCATTCTTTGGGCCCGGAACATTCTTCTTCTTTGGGTCTGGCACAATAGGGGTCTTCCCTCCGTTCTGGTACATCATGTCCAGCTTGCCGCCGCCCATCATGTATCCCATCTTGTTGCGTACCTCGGTGGGGAGTTTAGCTAGTCCTTTCTTTCCTGCGGGTACGGGCTTGAGTGAACCGCCTGCAGCATATTTCTTAGGTTTCATGATTACTTCTTGGAGTTGAATGGTTTTTGGGTTTTTTTCTTTGTATGCTCTCGCTTCATCGACTATTTCCTCTGAACTTACTCCAATGGCAGCGGTGCGTCCGGTGCTTGCTGGGTCCAGGGCCTTGTCAAACTTTTTGGCTATTTCTTTCGCCTTATCTATTGCTGTCACCTTTTTGTACTGGCGTGCGATTTCGTCGCGCACCATTTGCTGTTGGCGTGGTGTGAGCTTACCGATGTCTTGGAGCACGCTCTTGTCTTTCTTGGCGTACCGGCGGGCCATGTCAGCAATCTCTTTGGTGTTTACGGGCCGCACCTGTCCGCGAAGGCCCATCTCGCGTGATGCGGCATTGATGGACTTGATTCCTTTGATTAGGGTTTCTTCGAGCTGGTCGATTGCCTTGCGTTCTTTTGCCGCTTTGGCTACGTAGCGTCCAAGGGCGCCAAGGCCCGCTTTGGCGCCCATGGCTCCCATCTCCGGGTATACCGGTTCGATTGCCCCGTCGCGTTTCGACACGGCTGACTTTGACGCCTGTGCGCGCAGTGCTCGCTCCATTTCTGGGCTCATTCCTGCTGGCCGCTTGGGGGGTTTGCTGTTTCTCATAGCTGTCTCAGGGAAACAAAGTTAGTATTTTTACCATCTAACATAACCCCTGAACAAATGGCCGCAAAGAAGTCCATTCAAGCTGTTGTAAAGTATGTAAGCAAGAGCAAGAAGCGTGGCAAGCATTCCAAGAGTGCTTCGTCCAACAAGGCATCTAAGAACTACGTCAAACCCTACAATTCACAAGGACGATGAGCCTGAAGAAACTACAAGAGAAGATTGGCGTTGGTGCTGACGGTGCCTTTGGCCCTGGCACCATCAATGCGGCTGCCAAGCACTTTGGATTGTCTGACGTACGTGCTGCGCACTTCTTCGGCCAGACGGCTCACGAGACGGGCGGATTCAAGGCGTTTAGCGAGAACCTGAACTACTCAGCCAAGGGCTTGATGACCACGTTCAAGAAGTACTTCCCTGATGCAGCTGTTGCGGCTAAGTACGAGCGCAATCCAGAGAAGATTGCTAATAAGGTGTATTCCTCGCGTATGGGCAACGCAGATGAGGCCTCTGGAGACGGATGGAAGTACCGTGGTCGTGGTGCGCTGCAGCTGACGGGCAAGAGCAACTACGAGGCGTTCGCCAAGTGGCTCGGCAATCCGGAGGTTCTTTCAAACCCTGACCTGGTTGCTACGTACTACGCTTTTGACAGTGCACGCTTCTTCTTTGACCGCAACAAGCTGTGGGATATTTGTGACAAGGGGGTCAACGACGAGACCATCTTGGTGCTCACTCGTCGCATCAATGGCGGCACGCACGGTCTTGAGGACCGCGCTAGCCGCACCAAGCAGTACCACAAGTGGCTGCTGGAGCGGGATTGAGAAAGTTTTTGCAAATAATGCAAATCCATGGTTTAGCACTTGCAATTCTGGGAAAAAACCGCTACCTTCGCCTAGGTCGTAAGACAGTCTAGAAGAAATACTATCAGCGACGCCGCCTAAGCGTCGCCCCTGCTAAACAGGGGCAGAGCACCGCAGATTCGACCCCAAGTGACCGCGCAATCAGGGCGCACTGTGTTCAGTAGTTTCATATATTTTTTTCTTCATAAATGCCTACACACAACAGGAACAAACCTGCATCCTGTAGTACATTTATCCTATGAACGTAAACATACCACCAATAGAGTGCTACATACGTAAAGAGTACCTGTGTAACCTCGAGTCAGGGCACGGTGAACTAATAGAAGGAACAGCATTTGCCATCAAGAGCCTACAAAACACAGCAATGCTATTCCTCGTAATGACAGACATAGGCGCTGTATATGATAAAATTCCCATTTCAGCACTAGTTCCATTCGATAAACCGGAAGCACCAGCACTGCCATTCCATGAACTACAGCTGTGGGACTGCTTCTCATATAGCCCACACGTAGTACAGTTCATGTTCCTAAAAGGAAAACGCTGTCAGGTCATGATGAAAGACGGAACAAAGCGTGAAGGCATATATCGCTTTACAGTGGACTGGGACGCAGATATGTCAAAAGGAGTATCCACGTCCTTCGCGGAAGAACCATCACAGCACAAAGCAGCACACATCATCGAATTACAAGATGGATACTTCTGTGCATACCCAAATAACAGAATCCTATGGGCAGAGCCAAGCATGGTGTCCGAACCATTTGGTAAAATGCCAGACTATAAGCTGAACATGCAGAAGTATCACTGTGAAAGCTACGACAAATGGGCCACAAGCGACGATGACAACTTCTTCTATGACATCACCGGATAACAGCTCTAAAACCTAAATTACCACCTAGCACCAATCTTTGGTCATCGACAGCTACCTTAGACCCCCATGAAACGCTGTGGAGGCTGTGGCACTACCCAACCACTGACCAACTTCTCAAAGAACAAAGCCAAGAAAGATGGCCTCCAAGCCATGTGCAAGAGCTGTTGCAAGGCTAGCTCAGCAAAATGGTACAAGCACTCACCAGAGGTACGAGTCGAACAGAACAGAAATCAACGCAACCGCAACAAAGCATTCGTAGAACGCTACAAACGCATCTACGGAAAATGCACCGACTGCGGCACCACGGACCACCGCGTGCTCCAGTTCGACCATATCGAAAGCAAACGAAAAAACGTATCCGAGATGATATACGCAGGTAACTCCATCAACGTAATCAAATACGAAATACGCAAGTGCCAAATGCGCTGCGCCAACTGTCACACAATAGTAACTGCACAACGACGCTGCGACGGTAGCTAAGGCAACCGTCTCGCGCCATACCATCACAACAGCCGAACGTCGCAACTCCTAGCAAAATCACCAACAGCCAGTTGGGTACAGATAGTGTACCCTTTTGAAAAATTGGTGAGTTATTTCTGGAGTGGGGATAACATATACATGGGGACGCGGGCACGCGCGCACCGGAACGCGCAGCACACACATACGGGGGTGCATACGCGCGACAATCGCGCACACATTCCGGCGTTTTGCGCCTTGCGTCGTGCGCCTTGTGGGGCGGTGGTGGTTCGGGGGGTGGTGCAGACAGCAGGGCGGAAAGTTCGCAGCAGTAAAGCAGAGGAAGCGAACACAACCCCAACCAAAAAACCCCAAACCAAAACCCAGGACTCCAAAACCCCTTCGGGGTCGCGCATGGTTGCGCGCAGTACGGCGGCGTTACGTGCGATTTGCGGGCACTTCGCGGGGGCTACGTAGGGCGCAGCCTTTGGGCGTGCGCAAGGTCAGCAGCTCGAAATTTTGGGCATAAAAAAAGCCCGCCGGAGCGGGCTGTGGTGAGGTGCTGTTGCGCAGGTCATGCCTTACGGGCCACGCGCACCCACTTGCGCAGTTCAGCCTCGTATACCTTCTCGTTGTAGGGTTCGTCGTCCTCGTCAAGGTCGTACAGGTAACTTTTGGCGCTGTGGAAGATTTCGTAATGGTCGCATAGGCTACCAATGAGTACAGAGTATTCCTCCTCCGGCTCATCAAAATATGGTTCCATTACGTCGCAGTATACGTCCTCGGCAAGGTCGCAGATGAGGCACAGTGCGTCGCGCATGCTGACTTCTTCGCGCTTCACGTAGTCGTAGATTTTCAGTACTTCTTGTTTAATTTTTTCGTTGTAGGTCATTGTTTCGTTTTTTGGTTAGTTCAGCAAAGGTTAAACCCCAATGTTACCCCAGCGTTAAGCCTGGATTATTTTTTCGTTAAGCCATCCCCTATACGTGTGTGCGTGTGTGTGTGCGTGTGTGTGCGCCTGTGTGCGCACGAGATTCGTGTTCCAACATCCA